TACATACAACGATACCATGCGAGTAAACGGGTTTGTTTTCAGATAAAGTTAGAAACTTTTTTTGGTCTACCAATTCAAAATTAGACTCTTCTAAATGATTAACGGGTATATATCTAAACGTATCCACCCCTGCAGCCTTCTTGGCTATATTTTTTGCACCCAGCATATTTGTCCATGTGCCCTTACCTGTCGTAAGCCACACATACTTAGGTTGGACAATTAGCTCCATGTTATGGTGATCTTCTCCGCGAAGATCTCCGAAGCGGGGAATTGTTTCGCCGTATAAGGCCATGAATCGTGGGTCGATGTTATTGTCCTATCTTCTGCTGGAGTCCTATGCTTAACCACAGTGTCTGCATTTGTTTTACCTCCCCAACGCCACATATGTCCAATGTCCCGGTATAAAATGTCTGCCGTACCGGAAGTACTTCCCTTTCGACACTTAAAAGCTACAGATATGGTATTGGAGCCATTAGAAAGTACAGTCCCCGTAATCTCCGACACAACACCTCGACCCCTAGATTCTGATTTATATCTGTCTCGTCCCTGAACCAACCGGAACCCCTTACGCAGTTTAATAAGAACCTTACTTCCAGTTGGAACTTCACTTATGTCCATGTTTCTCTCAGGCGAATTCAGATACGTAAAAACCATCTATTGGCGAGATATTAAAACAATCCTCGCTATCATATGATTCTAGTCTACTAAGTGAATGTTGAGCAAGATACCTGTGTCCTGTATCAGAAAAATCTATTACAGTTAGATTATCCTTCCCTTTGTTCAAACGAAGACCACGACCAATTCTTTGGAGTGTCCGTATTTCAGAAGCGCCCCCGCCTGCCAAAATCAAAATATCGATATTCGGAATATCCACACCAACATCTAAGATGACACTTGCTATCAGGACCTTAATCATCCCAGATTTAAAATCCTTTAAAGCTTCTTGCCTGACACGTATGTCTGTCCCACCATGAATAAATTGGTGTGGGATAAACGCATCAGGCTTATAGGTGTAAAGCAACTCGTCTAGAATATGCCCATGATTTATCTTCTTAACAAGAATGAGAACTTGCTTCCCCTCGGTGTAATATGAGTCTGTCAACTTACATATAATATCGTTTCGAAAAGTGTTTCCTTCTATCCCTTCCGTATAGACCTCATTGTAGTCTAAGTACGGCGCTATCTTTGGATGTTCGATACTGATCATCTTGATATCAACCGGGACAGATACACCATCCTCAATCATTTCTTTATTTGAAATTTTATATATAACTTCACCTGTCAATGCGATAAGTTTCAGGTCTTGTTTATCACCGCGCTTGAATGGCGTACCGCTAAGCCCAAACCGATACGGCGCAGTGCAAACTCGCACGACATTCCACAATCCTGTTGACGCCGCTTGGTGGCACTCGTCAATAACAACCACTTGTACAGACTCTAACAAGTCTTTCACTCGCTGCTGCCGTTCCAGAACCTTTGGGTCCGTGGCATTCTTTTTAGGGACTAGTCTCCTAGAAAGCGTGTCAGCAGATGCCACCGTAAACTTCCGTACGTCCCAAGTACTAGAGGACACTATACCTACGTCCTTTGCGCCCAGCCGTTTCTGAAACCGCTCGTAACTTTGATGCAGGAGATCTTTTCCCTTTACTAAAAACAGTGCTGGCAAGTCCAAAGCTTTGAGTGTGGCGATAGATATCTCTGTCTTTCCACTATTTGTTGCAGCCCACAGAACACCGTGACGCTTACGTACCATAGCGTTTGCTGCAATGACTTGGTGTCTACGCAAAGTTATCCCGTCCAGAATAGAGGCCCGAACAGTAGGTTCTTTTGATTTAAATTTACGTCGGTCGTCGATCTCGTATTCAAAGTCAGAGTGCTTCTTTTTGTATATACGAATAATTCGATCTAATAATCCTGTCGGAAACACCCTCTGCTTTTTCATATACAGACGAGTGTACCCATCCCAAGCACGCTTCTTAAAGGCATTAGAATGTTGGTACCCACTCTTTCGAAACCTAGTAGCCTCATCAAGAGTCTCTTCGTCTACGTCACCAGATACTTTTGTGAAATTTGAGTACACTTCAAATTTAGTAGTCATATACCTCTCCCTTCAGGAGTGAATACTCTAGCGTACTATAGTAGTCTTTGTCAAGGGGGTATTAATTCTAACTAAAATCTATACGATATTTTGTACCTATATTTTTATCAAGGTACTCACGCGCCCATTTATTAAGTGGACTAATTCGCATTTCTTTATTGTCATCGCGGTCTATAATAAGTCCCCAACGTCGAACTCCCCCTGGCGCTGTTTCGTGGGGTGCGGGCCAGTGAAGTATCATTACTTCTAAGTTTGGCATTCCTTGAAAGATTTTGAATGCTCGTTTTACCAACGTTGACATACAGGTCATGTATGACCCTTTGTGGCAGGAATTAGGGTTTGTCCAACAAGAAAGTCTAGATAACTGAGTGTCTCTGGTAAGGGCTCTACACTCTGGATAAAGGTCATCCAGCTTGAGTAGCATACTTTGTTTTCCAGATTTCCCTTTTATGACTTTTGCTTCAAAGTTCATTGCGCCCCTAAAAGTTAAGCTGCCGCACTACCGGGGGGCTTTCTTGTAGGTGTAGGCGCAAGTGTTTTCAACTTACTGGTAGCTGTGCTCATAGGTTGTGGTTGTATAGCAGCTACTCTAGGACTCGGATTCGGTGAAACATTACTCGTAGGTTTCGGTTGAGTAGGTGTTGCTCTAGGACTCGGATTCGGTGAAACATTACTCGTAGGTTGTGGTTGTCTGGAGGCTACTCTAGGACTTGTAGGTTTCGGTTGTCTGGGAGCTACTCTAGGACTTGTAGGTTTAGGTTGTCTAGAGGCTACTCTAGGACTTGTAGGTTTAGGTGTAGCGCTACTTTGATCACCAAATATCTCCTGCTGTTGCTGTTCCCCAGCTTTGCGTTCTGCCCCAAAATCATCCTGTATGTTTTGCAAGCGTCGGGCTCTAGGGATGTCAATTGGTTGGGGGGGACCTAACACTCTTGTCCTACGGAAGCGTTGTAACCTTCTACGAAGGAGTCGTGGCACATTTAGTGGTTGCCCATTAATACGCAAAGCTCTAGGGGTTTTTAAATATTCTCTAAGTTGACCTTGTAGATCTGCAGGAACACTCTGTTCAAAGTAGTTTTTCGCCGCAGCAAAACGTTCAGTCCGCCTATTGGAAAATTTTCTCCCCGTCCCACGCTCACTTAATATTCTAAAGAACTCTTGTACATGAGTTCGCAACTCAGGGATTACAGTAACAGGATTTTGTACGGCAGTAGAGGCACGACGGCGTCGGGTACGACTACGACTACGACTACGACTACGAGGAGGCGCACCAGTTACTTGATTCCTTAACCATTGTGCTCCTTGCTGTATAATGTTTGGTGGACTCTTAACTAATGACTCTAGTAGCTGATCACCATCAGACCATGACTTAATCAGGTATCCATCAACTGTTTCGCCTTTGAGTAACTTACAAGCATCATTCCAGTTATCCATTATATGTACCCCAATTCTGATAGCATTGGCCGTAGATAACTAGGTAAATTTTTACCTGCTCTCCTAATATAGGACCTTATCTTACGACCCTGCCCTTTATTATGCAACGCTTGTATGTGTGATTTAAACGCCCCAGGTTTTACATCTCTTGGCGTTTGTTTCGTAATCCTAAATTCACGACGAGACCCCGGATCTCTAGCCTCTAAATGACCACCAAGGTGGGTAGCAATTGCTCTGCCACCAGACGCAGGGTCTTTCATAGCTTCTTGTGGAGTTGTCATCCTAGAAAACCCAATACCATGACGGTTGAGTACCTCAAGTATCTTTTCCTTCCCAGGATACCATTGCGCCCAAGTAGACGTTGCAGTCTTAGCTTTAGAGGGATTAGGTGGAGAACCATATAAGAAATCAATAGCTCTAGCTGTCTTATGATGACCACCATACCCACTATGAGGGAACGTACCGTAGGGGGTCGCGCCACCAGAAGCCATGTACTTTGAATAAGCCTTTCTACCAGCAGCAATTCTTTGTGCTATTTGCTTAGAGGCACCTTCCACAGAAATGTTTGATTTCTGAGATAGAAGCTTAATTGCAGCCTGTCTAGCACGGGGGTTCTTCATCCGCTTACGCCAAAAGAATTCGCGAGCGTTTGCTAACGCAGGACCGGCTATTTCAGATTTAAATTTTCGGTACAACGCAGGATTTTCACGCCCCAGTGTTGCCATTGCCTGGGATAATCTAGCAGCTACTCCAGCCTCTACAGCACCACCGACTCGCTTAGGACCGCCCTTACGACGACCACCAATTGGCGCGTCAAAAGCCTGGTATGTGCCCTGAGCATACTGCGTGTCTTTCGGACCCCTTTGACGAGGGGAAACTATAGGTGTACCAAACTTCTTCTCTTGCTTCGGAGTGAGCGCAGCTACCTGCACAGGACTTACTGCTCTACGTCTGCTGACAGGCTCCTCTTCTAGTACAGCCTTTTCTTGTCCAGGCGGCGGTCTAACTGATGGAATTTGTTGTTTAGATATAGGCTTTCCCTTTTCAGGGAACCACTGCCAGTCTCCTGTTGACTCTGCAATATTAATTCTTTCTATCTCTCGCGCCCGCTTTGCCCTCTCCGCAGCTTTCAGTGCAGCGTCCTTTACGGATTGAAGACTCCTAAATGCGCCCTTACCAGCCCCTTTAAGCCCAGCGCCTATTTGAGGGCTGAGTGCGCCTGTTTTAGGACCTAACCCCTCCTTACTTCTTACAGGGTCACCTTTTAATAGGTCGTTGGCCTCTTGCCAGGACTTAGATACGTCCCTCTTATCTTTATGCTTATGCCCGCACTTTCCGTCGCACTTATGCCCGCATGACTTTAAAAGTAATTCTATTGCTGTGTCCCAATTACTCACAAAATCCCCTACCGAGTGTAGTGCATAATAAGTGCGGACGTTGCTGCCCCAACAGCTACCCCACCAAGCACTCCTATCGTTATCTTCCACCACTGAGAAGACTCAATATCAGACACGGCGGTTAGCGCCTCAAGTTGCACTTTATTTATAGTTTGATCTTTTTCCTCAATTATGGATTGATACATTGTTCTTTGATTTAATAACCTACTATCTAGGCCACTAATACGAGTATCATATTCACGAGTTAAGCCATCAAGTTTTATTTTACACCCTTCTTCGCACAGTCTTAATTTACCTAAAAATTGCAAAGCTACCGTGTTACTCATACAATGCGTGTCTTCTAAAAACCTGATTCTTTCACCAGACCGATATAATTTAATTTCATCGGCGTAACAAAATAGGGGATTACTTATGAAAGCAAGTAACGTCAGGATACTGATAGCATTTCTTTTCATTTATATATCTGCCTTACTTACCCTTCAACTCCAGTAATTTTACCGTAATTACTTTAGAGCGTCATTCAATAACTTATTGACCTCATCACTATCAGATTCAACAGCTTTATGCTCGGCAACTATTTGTTTCTCTTTCTCTTCTAACTGCTTCTCTGTATCTTTTTTAATCTCGTCTACTTTTGCCGCAGTATCTCGTTTAATCTGTTCATCTTTATCTGAGTGAGATTGTTTTATCTGATCGATATTTTTCTTCTCTTCCTCACGTACCTTGATGATTCGCTTAGATACTTCGACAAAAGGAGACACTCTGCCCTTAGAGAAAAGCCACACCAGCACACCAAATAAAAATATAAACGGTAGGTACCAACGTGCTTTCCACCAAGCAACAGAGAATATGGTGTTTTTGCACCACTGCCAAAACTTATACAGCACTAGGCTCATCTTCTTTCGCTTTCGCTAAGATTCGTTGTCGAACAACACTATGAATTTGCGTTGCAAACGAACCAGAGAACAATCCTAGTACGCAAGACGCGACAAATGGCAGGCTGATTTCTCCAGACCCACCTAACATGGCGGATAGATAATCGACCAAACTGTCCATGGCAAAAGCACCTAGTACTCCACCGATAAGGACAGGCATCGCCACCATCGCAGCTTTGCCAATACGTGTTTTCTTGCGCCAAGGCACAGGTAAAAATGGTTTAAGTAATTGTGTGAGACTATAAGCCACCCCACCAAACACCGCCAACGAAATTGACAGTGAAAAAAGCAACTCAGACATACATCCTCCTTGTAAAATTATCCGGGTACATATAGCACACCGGAAGAGCCGACACTCAATGACCCGCCTGACCAAGCATGTACGCTTTGATTTTGACCTGCCAACCCAGAGTTATTTTCGACAATTAATTGAGTAACCACCTGCGAAATAGTACTACCAGAAGAAGACAGCCACTGACCCGCAGCGATTGTCCTCTTTACCATATCATAGCTGGTACCGCTCCAGTACATTAGTTCCATTCGGCTTATACCAACAACTTTACTAACACCAAACAAACTAGCTCCGTTAAGTGCCCCGGTGTGTTTCCACGTCTTAAAGTTATTACTTACAATTATATTGGCGTGCGTTCCGGCCCACGTAGTACCGCCAATTATATTCTTATCGTCGTTACCCTCTCTAAACCTAGTCATCTCTGCCAGTAGTTGACCATTAGCAGTCTCATCTAAATAAAAAATACTATTCTCTAGTACATTGTCCGTAAGTATCCAGTGGTAGACTAAGCCTGTAGAAGCTAACCCTTGGTGATTTTGTCCAACGACAATATCATTTGGCGAACCGTCTACTAAATCAGAAGGTGCTGAGGATAAGTGTTCATCATACATCCGAGGCATATCTTTTTGTGCCGCACCAGCATGGTCTGTTGGGTACAATACATTATTACTAGTAAGCGTAGTTAATCGAACTAATCCCCAATTAGAATTATTGGTGCCATCGCCACCTATTTGAGACGAGTCTAAAGCTCCATCAGGAGCATGTATCTTATTCCCACGAACAATGACTTCCATTCGACCGGCTTTAGTCTCACCGGTAGCTCCTACTGGAAAATCGCCGGTATATGCGCCAACGTATAAACCCTTACCTAAAAACCCAGTGGCAGGAGCTACATAAATAGCTGAGTGTAGTTTACCCGATTGCTCTATAGAAATGTGATTTCCCGTTATATCTATAGCGTGACCACGGTACAAAGTGTCGCTGTTATCGCGGTAAGTTTTATACGTCCAACGACATTGTATGGGTACATTAACAAGGACATTGTCTTTTATCTCAATTTTATCCGGCCAACGACTTATTCTAATACCTGCTGTTAAGTGACAATCTGAGTCCGTCGCAGGTTCGTTTGCTAGTCCGTATGCTTTAAATACATTATTTGATATAACTGCGCCAACTCGCCTGTTACCGACAGCGCCAGCAAACACAGGTTCTGTATTTGAATTAGCAAACATCCGCAAATCTAACATCCCAAAAAAGTCTGTTGCAGACATACTTGTTGCTGATGCCTTAGATGCCCCTAGGTAATTTGCAGTCAACAAATCTGGTAGGGTGTAATCTTCCTCGCCGTTCTGACCAGGATCAACATCTTTGTAACCAAAATATGTACCTTTTATGTTATTGCTGTAGTCTTTAAAATTAGTTCTATTCCAAATATCAGCTACGAATGTATTGCCGGTAACCACCGCCTTAGTCCACATCCACATTTGGTCTTGGCCAAATGGAAAATCGCTTTTCTGGTAGTCCGAAATTTTGTCTTGTACTGCTAGCACGACAAAATTTGGATTTTTAGGTTCAAAATAATTACCCCGCAACTCTAAAGAAGGGTAAAAATCTCCAGACCTATTCTTGTATCCGAAGTACGACGTACCATCCTGTGCATTTTGGGTGGTTTCTGCGGCGATTTGGTTTTGGTTAAACAGAATGCAATTTTGAACTGCCTTATCATCTACGTTGGGCTCAGTAGACCAGATGGAGTTGTCACATATACGTATAAACTGCCCTTGCTTAAACTTTGGCCTTTGCGTCCCAATACTTTGCGCGTCCTGTTGATTATTGATCTCGATACGCATCACGGTCATAGTTTCGGAATCTGAAGTACTAATACAGTTTATAAACTTATTGTTATTGATCTCACCCGTAATAAATCCGTAGATTTCTAATATATGATGTTGCTTGACGCTACCGCTAACGATAGGAGGAATCCCGCCACAATCACTAAAGTCGTTATTTTCTATGATAACCTGGTAGGCCTCCGCTTTGATAAGTGATTTGTGAAACTCCTCGTCTTCATCTGGATCAAGCCTTGCCCAGTCACCACGACCACAATTACTAAACGTATTATTAGAAATCTTTAACGTCTCAATGGCCCGGTACCTATTTGGTAGTCCAGTTGTGTTGCCAAGACCACCCATCCCAACAAGTACTGAGTGGTGGATGTAGTCAAACGTATTATTAGTAAGAGAAATGAGTTCGTATATGGCGTTCTCATCTGATCTAGCAGCTACAGACGGGTCTTGACTCCACATAAAAGCATTTACAACACGACTCATATAATGAAAGGAGCAGCCGTCTACAAAAAGTCGGTGTACGTACCCACTGGTTGAGTTTAGTGATTTACCCTCAAAAGTTTCTAATTCTATCCCTGACGAAAGGCTTGTCTGGGCCTTCCCGTAGAACCCACAACCAGTTACTGAAACTGTGGTGGGGCCATCTAGGACAGGTAAGAATTTTTGTCCTACATCAGGGTCTCCAGAATCATCTTCTAATGTACCGTATGCAAACACGTAACCATAATTAGCAGGTATGGATTCAGTAATTTGCCCAAAATAATCTTGTCTGCTCCCTGTGAGAATGCCGTTTTTAGTTTCAATGAATGTGGTCCCGGAAATATTAACGTCACCACCAGAAACAACTATACCTTTGTAATACCCCTGTATAGTGCAGTCCTTAACAGACAGTACCCCACCGTATGTCGCGGCGTGGTGGATTGCTATACCAGTCTGATGTTTAATCGATTTCATCGACTTAACAGTCGGTGCCGGTTGTACTTGTCCAAACCGGTCACCTATAAACTCGCAACTCTGCACAGAAACATTTCCACCCCTAAATCTGGGCGATATAAAAATCCAACCTCTGTGCGCTATCGAATAACCGAGACTCAGCCCTAAATCTGTTTGCTTACCTGCAAACGTACACCCTGAAATAGAGATTTCACCCGTACTTAAAGAAGAGTGCTCCGCGCCATATTTTACTTTGGGTTCGGGTTGCCCTGGGTAACCCGTACCGGTAATAACAATACCCGCCTGCATACCAACAAACGTAAATGGATTTTTTACTTGGTCTGAGCCGGAACTTACTTCTGATTCAGATTGGAATACACAATCCGTAACCTTTACATTACGCGTACCACCCAATCTAATACCATTACCCTCTACATTAAATGTAGAGTTTCTAATGGAGATGTTCCTACTTACACCAGCGGCGCTCCCGCTCGTATATAGGTCAATTAGATATTGTGCTTTTCCTCTAACAATGCTGCCTTCGCCATCCGTAACTACGGTACCACCGCCGCCCTGTAGAATTACGTTATCTATAACAAGGTTTTTAACGGGAAACCCGAGATTAGAAATAACTTTGGATCTACCTAGTATTGAACCATCTGGTTCTGTAATAGATGCAGACTTAATTGATATGTCTTTTATAGTTATATTTTCTGCAAAATAAGTGGGTGCAGCAAGAGACCCGTCTGGTTGTGTACCAACTTTATTTCCGTAAGATAGATCAATATATGAATCTCCGATTAGATCTATGTGTGTTGCTCCGGGACCATCACCCATTAAGGTAACATCACTACGTAGTCTAAGAGTCCTGCTTAATTTATAGTTTCCCCTTTTTACGTGAATAATCCCACTAAAATTAGTCCAGCTTACATAACGAGCAGCTTCGACTAACCCACGATCTCCCACATAGTCACCGGTAGAGTGTATACCATCACCTACAGTTATAGTGGGTATCTTATTAGCGGCTAAACGCGTCCTTAAATCAGGAGTCCAAGAATTTAGCTTTTTATCAATTCTTGCACGGTAAACTTCGTGTAAACTACCCACCTCCCGGTTATCGACATATTTTTGTTTTTGTCGAGTGGTGTCTTGTGTCTCAATTGATACCCCGACCCCGGTAGTCGGTATTACGTTTGCGTTCCAAAGCGGACTATCAGAGAACGTCTGTTTATCGAGATCTACTAGAAAGGTTCTTCGAGTAGAATTTGTATCTGCAATTGCTTGGTGGACGTAGTCAATTACTCCACTTGCACCTACAGGTTGCCCAGCCTCTGAGAGAGTCTTTATAGTTAGTTTACAACCAATTAATCGATCCCCTAAATCTCCCGCAAACAAATCCGGGTGTCGGGTATCAATCTGCACATAAAACCTGTCCGTAGTGTTTTCATGAGGAACATCATTTGGCTCACTACTCGACTCTGAAGTTGGATAAGACGTTATTATTGGTCCGTAAAATCCATTTGTACCAAGAAGCTCTTCTTTATTTGGGTTATAGTACTGTAAGTTAATATCGTTACCGTACTTCATCTCTTTTACGAGAGCCCCAAGAACCGAAAAATACTCCCCTAAATTTTTTATTTCAGACTCGCTACGAACAGGGTGCGGCGCTAACTTCTTTTCCCCATCGCTTGAACTCAAAAAGGTCCCGCCATAGACAACTTCTTCAGAAGACGTTACTACGGAGGACAAGAGTGCTAGTGCGCGTTCGTGCTTGTAATTTCTAGGCTCTTTAAGTGCTCCCTCAGACAAATCTGCTGTTGCAGTTGTGGGGTCTGAATACGCAAACAGCATGGGCCTACAATCCCACTTACTACCTGACGCCAAAAATGCTGCGTTTACCTGGCTTACGAGTTCAACAGTGTACCCAGCCTTAACAGATGTTGTGTAGTCAGTGTCTGCAGCGTTTAGATCGTCGCCATCATTTGACGCTAATGTTAGGACGCAGTTATCCGTATCGTTTTTTGCATACGAAAACGAAGTTTTTGTATTCACCCCGCTAACGTAAGATACCGCGTTACCCTTATGATCACGAATAACAATATCCCCTGCGTTCGGGAATATGCGCGTATTACTACAAACTAAATTTACATCACCCGGTTCTGGCGTGATTGCAATAGAGGTTTCCGGTTTCTCTAACGTTATCCCTTTAGTACCACCACTAGTGTCAATATTATGTGTCACTGTATTAATTGGTATTATAGCTAGGGGGATTCGAAGAGACCTGGCACTCGTCCCAGCATCATCTTTGTCTTCGA